TGAATTGCCTTTTGCTTTGCAGCGATCTCATTTGCAATCAGCTGTTGGAATTGCAGATTGGATGTGTCCTGCGCATTCTGCAATCCACCGAGCAGATTTGTCATCGACTGCTGGTTATTCGTGTTGTACTGCCCAAGCTGATTTGCGTAAATGCCACTCTGCAAAATTCCTCGGGCTGCGGCCGAATTCCGCATATCCAAACGATCTTGATCGGCCTGCAAATTAAGCGCGCGTTCTTTGGCGCTGTAATCCGCGTTCGTTTGCTGCTGACTTAAGTTCTTTTGCGCTAGCGCCTGATCGTAGTTTCGCATAAGGTCGCTGAGCTGGCTTTGATATGTTGCATCCGTGCCGAGATACTTATCCAATTCAGCGTTTCCAGTGCCACCAATTAGCGGATTTGGGGCGACTGGAATTGTGGCCTGAGCCTGTGGAAATGTATGCGGGCTGACTCCAACATTTGGCGCAGTAAGAGGATTTGGATTTGGTCCAGCCGGGGCCGCCATCATTGGAGTTGGATTTGGGCCAATTGGATTTGGTCCAGCACTTGGAGACGTTGACGCGGACAGCCTTCTATTGATTGCATTTGCCTGCGCAGCTGCCGGAGTCAAAGAAAACTGCGAAGCATCATATGCCAACTGTTCCACCTCCCGGAGCTGATCCCGGACTTAGATGAGCCTTTGCGATATCGCCGGTTCTGAGTGCTTTCAATCTGCGACCGATAGCATTCTTTCGGGCTTCGATTTGCAGATTGCGCTCCCGGTATCCAAGTGGATCCGATGGGCCGATATTGGGCATCGGTCGCCCGGAACCATACTTCTTATCCCCAGCAGCAAAAGCGTTGAATCCTGGTGATCTCGCGTTATTAAAGACGTTCGGATTTGAATTCATCAGTTAGACCCCTTAGTGACAACCTGATGCACTTCCATCACATTAAGAATTCCGAAAACATGAACTGGTCCGGTATTCAAAGTGCCATCCGTTGTCAGCTGAATCTTAAAGTTGATTTGTCTATAGCGTACACCTTGTGTAAATTTACAAAAGTGTTTTGCAAGAATTCCTGGAGCTGGCCAGGTCGTTGATATTGGTGGAATTGCTGGCAACGGCTGCTGCCAAGTATTAAGGCTTCCCCAAGGAGTTGTCTTAATCATTCCCCAAGTGACTTGGAAGTTGGTAACAATCGGTGTAACGGTACCGGTAACAGATGAGTTGGTGACAACATCCGCACCCCACCAATGCATACGCTTATAGCGCTGACCAAAACCAAAGATGCGATAACGACGACCATATGCACTGTCGAAGTTTTTAGTTTTCATCCAGCACGTCATTGCAGTGGACTCGACGGTGGATATGTCGCATCCGTTTTGCATTTTGAAAGTGCGGACGTCCTCGTTTAGACAACTACCACCATAATAGACGTCCAGTCCGTTGGAACCATTTCCTGGCCACCGCGTTAAAGGACCAAACCAGTGCTCATTATTTGTTGTGCTGATCTGGAATTCAGACCACGTCCGGGTACGTAGCCCGAAAACGTATATCTTGCGATAATGCCTGAAGATAAGCCTATCTCCCCACATTGTAAGGAAGATGGCTTGCATGTATGTTGTTGACGTTGGAGACGAATTATCAAATACCGGTGGGACTTTGATGTTTACCTTGACCCATTGGTAATTGAGAATTTCATATACCGAGTCACGGTGGCAAACGAACAGCGAGTTCTCAAACGGCACAACACAGTTTTTCGCGGATACGCCGATTGTGTTGTTAACCTTTTTTAAGGTGGCGGAACTGGGGATGGAATCAAACGCTAGGGCATATGTACTATCCTCTTTGAAAAGCATGATGTTATCTTGATATGTAATCAAGTCAACGAGTTTCCTGCCATCTCCAGCGGATACATCAATGAACGTTGCATCTCCAGTATTCCAACTTCCCGGATCTGCGGTTAGCGAAAACTGAAGCCTAGCGGTGTTTGCTGTGGCGCTTATACCGGGAACAATCCAAGCGCGCTCTTTATAGACGATTGCCGAACTTCCGGCCGGGAGGGCGGTTGTGGTTGTATATGTAGTTCCATCCCATGTGGCACCATTAGTGGTCCCATTTTTGGGAAAGAACCAGACTTTATTGTTATACTGAATCGCCGTATCACTTTGGACTGTACTTCCAAGTTGAGTCCAGGCCCCACCGGTTGAATAGTACACCCCCTGATTGCTAGAGCCAATAAGATATGTAGTTCCATTCAATACAGCCAACAACAGTATTTTCATTGCCGTTGTAGAGCCTGGAGCTGTCGCCTGAAATTGAGTCACCGGAGGACGGCTTGCTAGTGAACCGTCTACAGTAACTTCGAAATTGACGCATTCGACCATTTCAGTGTCAGCAATTGACGATGGATCCGAAAAGAGGTTCAATCCACCAACAAACGGTCCAAGTCTTAGTTCCTGGCCAGGCATTTAGAAGACTCCATATGGTGGGTAATCCCAAATTTCGTCCTCTGGACGGACTGTTATTGTTTGGTATTGCTCTCGCGTGATGTGATTATTTCTTTCCTTAAGGCCGTTAACTCCTTGGACAAACTGATTTCGCTTTTGCTGGGCCGCTCCCCAATCTGCATCGAGTTCATAAGCCATTGCGAGGCAATATTCAATGATGTGATTGCCATAGCCGTCAGCAAATTCGACACGATCAGAATCGTTGACAACGTCGACAGGATTGCGAAGGTAATCAATTGTAAAACCGGCGACAAGAGCAGCCTGTGCAGAAGGCGTAGGAAAAACCGTAAACTGGCCTTGCCAAATCGAATAAACAAGTGGGCTTCCCGATGAGTAATTAGATGGATTGGCGTAGCCATCGATATACTCGTCAAAAGCCTGTATTGTCATACCCCGTAAGTGCAAGCTGTTATACCGAATCCGCTTAAGCAAACGGAGATCGGGTGGAAGATCATATTTAGCAATGTCTTGGAGTACATCGGCGGTTGCAGTGACCTGAAGTAGGTCATCGTTCATATTTGCGATTTCACGCTGGGCATTATTCACCCATTTAGTGATATCGGTATCCGTAATTTGAACGCCAACGTCATCGCCAAATTGACGTTTAACTTGATACTTAATTTCAGAGAGCAGCACCGAAATCTACCCCACCATGCTTATAGTGGATCTTGGGTGAATTCCAAATCGAATATGCTAGAGCATGAGATTCCGCCATCCTATCGGCCTGCTCTTTAGCATTCATTGCCTCGCGTGCCTTATTTAAAGCCTCAACTTCGCTTAGAACATTAGTCTTTGATGTGTCAGCTCTGAGTACGCGCGCCAAAAGTCGCTCATCCGCGTCCTCCGCATAAAGCACATAGTACTCAGGCATATTCGGCGGACGATGTACAACGGCCCACGGCTTAGTATCGAGGATGCCGCGATTCTCCGGTGGGATAAACATCAGCTCCAGATAACGGTCAATCCCTTTTAGGAGCGCATCAATTCGCATGCCCTTTTCAACCAACCCGGCGGGCAATGGCATATTGGGGACGCGGATAAGACCATCTCTTGTCCGGTTGATATTGATCTTATTAGACATTAGAGCACCTGCGTAATCGACAGGAAGCCCTTATAAATACTGCCAGCGCTACCATTGTTAAAAACGTACAACGTAACCTGCTGGCCAGCGGTTAGTGCAATACCATAGGCGTCATACTTTGCACTCATAGTGTTTGCAAGGTTCGCCAGTGGAACCGACGTATAGAAAACGCCATTAACCTTAACCGCAATGTTATCTAGCTGAGTCGTTTCAGCCGTTGCACCAAATCCACCGGAGAACTCAAGGTTATATCTTCCGGTATTTGGCGCCGTGCATATGACGATAGAAGTCCCACCGGTAGGGGCAGCAGACGTTGTGCCAGTACCTTCAATTGACGCGAAATTGCCCGGTGCGGGAGATGAAGTTTTAATTCCCTGGCCAAGGGTAACCGCAAGCCCAGTATCAGCAGCCGGAACTCCAGCTTTTAGATATGCGTACCAAAGGTCGTTAATTGTGGGTGCTACAGGGTTTGTCACAATCTCTCCTGAAGTCAACAAAAAAGCCCAGCCCAGAATTGGGCTGGGCATTTTCTGATTTGCTAGCTGCACCCTCATGCATCACACAAGGCTAGCAAATCAAGTTCCGAAGATCACTGCCTTATTCGCCCAGATCATAGTATCTTCTAGGCGTTGAATAGCAGTTTCCTTATCGTTCCCATCAGGACACAGCTCGTTAATCATTTGAGCGGTTTCCCGAAACTGCGTCCTAAGCTCCTGCATCCGGCGCACCATATCCGGACTAGGCGCCTGATAGCTGAAACGCTTATCAAGCGTTCGCTTATCCATTGAGGGCGTTAGCCGTGGTCGGATAAGGATCCGTAACTGCCCTTAGAGCTTCCTCGCTCGGGTCCCAATTGCCATGTCCGAGGCCACGAACTCGGGACGTGGCCCAATATGGTGAGTCATTTCCGTCAAGGAAAACACGAAGGTTAGCGCTATTCGGATTCCACTCCTTAACGATAACCGCCGGATAAACGTCCCCAGCGTTCACCGAATTGCCAGAAACAGACTTGCTATTACGGGTGTGGTTGATGAGTTCAACATCACCCTCATTAAGCTTATAAGCAACAAACATCATAACTTAGCTCTCCGTGATATCAGCCATCAAACCCTGCGAGTTGCGGCGGTGGCAACCGAGCTGCATGTACTTGAAGTTAGTAGCGTCATATGCGTCAAATCCAGAGACGCGGAACCAACGCGAACCATCTTCATCCATCCATTGCCAGTCAGCAGGCTGGTAGATGGTGAATTCCTTTTCGTTCAGGAAATACATCTTGTTCGGCTGGCAGTCGATATCAGTCATGATAGGAACTTCACCACGCTCGGTCGTGAAACCGAGGCCGGTAAACCCACCATCAAACTGCTTCGGCTCCTGGAAACGGCGCTGCTGCACGAGCAGGTTGTAGTACGAGCGTCGAACGCCGAGAGTGGTCCAAATGACAGTCGTATCTCCACCCTGAGTGTAGATATCATCGACCATCTTAATCATGAGGCTTTCCGAGATCGCTCGGTTAGTCCCACCGTTGTTATTGACAGTGGACTTCCACACCGGATAAGTGGCGGGGTCCATGTTGTACAGAATGCCGCTGTTGTTAACAATACCAGCGAAGCCCATTGTCTCACGGCTAATGTTGCCAGTCCGGACAATGACATCCCCCGATGCGCCGGTTGTAATTGCCGCGCCGTCAACAACAACGGAAGTGTTGGCAGTAACAGCGGTGACGTTACGACCCGAAGCCTTTTGGGTCGTGAGGTCAGATGCATAGATATCAACGACCATCCCGACCTCAAATGAGGCTGGGGTATATGTCGTCGGAATCGTATTCACCGCATACGAGCCGCTGGACGTGACGATAACGCCAGTTCCATCGCCCCAAATCTGACGGTTATAGTCACGCTTCAAATCAGTCTGAATTCCGCTGACTTCCTCGTCCAGCACGGCGGCAAATGCCTGCTCGTTAGTACTTGCAAGCTTCATAGTGGGCCCAGAGATACGGATTGAACCGTACAGATAAGCCATCGAAACCTGCGCGCGAGCATAAGACTGGTTCTGTGCCGTCGGAAGTGCTTCCATTTCACGACGAGCACCGACACCAGAGTTGCGCTTGATATGAACCGTGAAAACCACATACTTACCACCAGCATCCGAGGTAATTCCCTCGGCCGACTCCTCCATACGCTTAGTAGCGCGGTTGTAGTTGGCAAGCTGCTCGCGGATACGTGGTTCGTAAACTTCCTTGAGAATAGCGTCGGCCGTTGCCATTGTGGCAACCATAATTATGCTCCCTGGTTAGCTGCTTTCAAAATGTCTACAACCAGGTTACGAGTCTGAGACCTATTCAAAGTATTCGGGTTAATCGCCTGAGATGGCAATTGACCACCACCACCGCCGCCAGTGATAACAACTGGCGCCTGCGGGCGGTTAAGGTTGCTCGTGATGGAGTTTACAAGCCCCTGATATTGAGCAACCGCCTGGTCAATATTCATACCATTTTGCATATAGGCAACAACATATCCTTCATCAAAGTCGCCATGCTTAGTCTTAGCGTCTGCAATCATGCGATTAAGGTTCGCATCCGCTTCCGCCTGGACTCGCTGCTGCTCTTGCTGGAGAAGGATATTTGCCATCATATCCGCTTGCTGCTTCAGCTGTGTATATTGCTGATCCAACTGCGGATTGTACTGCGCCTGACCGGGATATTCAGCCGTAACCTGCTGCGGATTGATTTGGCCCTGCGGCTGTCCGCTTACCTGAGCTTGGGGCTGCTGAGTATATCCATAGGAACTGCCCAGTGCGTCCCATACCGCGCGAGGATCCGCGAGGAGTCGCTCATAGATTCCATAAGCCTGCTGCAAATCATCTGACTTAATGCCAGCTTCCTTGAAGGCTTTGTAATCCGCGTATTCGCCGTGTACCGTATCAATCCTGGACTGAACTCCCCTATCCCAATTTGAGAAATGAGTTTTCAGTCCATCATGGAATTCCTCTGGAATTCCGCCGAGAGCTTCCATCCAAGCTGGATTATCGGCGGGACCATTACCAGGTTCCATATTCTTTCACCTAACTTCGGGAGCTGTTCCACTAGCGGTCCTGGCTCTGATTGCTAAGATAACACTTGAGTCAAACTAGTTATCATACCCAAATTCGACACAGTCGGGATTTTGGCAATTGCCGCACTCGCCACATAGCTGATAGCTACACCTTAGACACAAGTCTTTAGGCACGAGCTGATCGTGTATCTGATCAATATGACCGACACTCAAACAGTCCGAACTTTTCGTCTCCGTAAACGTCACTTATTTTTCTTCATTCTACGCTGAATGGCACCCTGCAAAGGATTCTGCTGTGGCATTTTAGGAGGAACGCCACCCGCCATATTGCCCGGCAATCCAACTGGATTGCTAGCGGTGCCAATTGCAGAATTGTTTGACCTCGCGGCCAAAGCCAAAATCGATGCGATTGGATTAGCCGAGGTCATTTGGACCCTTCCCCATTCCGGGCGGCGCGCCAGTTTTTGCCAATCTACGCGCAAGGGCGGCTTGCATTGCAGGATTCATTTTAGAACCAGATGGCGTAGGTGCTTTTGCCACCTTCTTTGCCAAACTCTTTCGCTGAGTCCTGGCAATGGCGGATTTCACGAAACCCATTTGCCCAGCGGGCTCGCTACTCATATTAGACATCAGATGCCCGCCGAGTCCTGAACCGTCCGCAGAGCGTAAATCTTATCGTTTATGTTCATCCGGTTAAGGTTCGTCTGCGAATATGCATTTGAATCAGCAGCGGTCAATGCAGCCTCAATAGTATTGAGGCTTGCATAGTTGGCAACAGTTGCAAGCACCGTTGCCGGGTTAACGGAACCAGTAAGACCGGTCCGTCGTTTATCAGTGAAACTGCGGCCAGTCATTTCGCCAATCTGGCCTGTAGCGGCAGTCATTTCTTAGCCTCCCTGGCTAGGAATTGGCAGCGGATTTGAATTAAGGCCGGGTGATGACCCATCGGGCATTGAGGATACCTCGCTTTGGGCTTGACCAGTCGGGGGGTTGCCTGGCTCACCCGGCACATTTCCAGTTTGCACCGCAGTGTCAACTTGTGCAGCCTGGAGATGCATATTCACGTGCTCCTCGAAGATGGCCTTAATCTTCGGGTCCAGGTTTTCAAATGCCTGTCCCTTGCGGAACTTGTTGTGCGTGTCGATATGCACAGCATGGTTATCCCACGTGTTAACAGGAACCATAGGCGGTGGATTTTGGCCCGGCTGTAATGGCTGTTGAGTATTTGGATCGTAAAGGCCTAGCGGCTGACCGGTTATGGGGTCGTTTGCCACGAAGGTTTGCAAATAATCACTTTGTGCCTGCGGTGTAATCGCCTGCATCTTCAGGTTTTCACGTCTAGCCTGAGAAACATCCGTCTGGATATCCTCATAGAACTTAGTGATGCCGCCCATTTCCAGCAGTCTGAGGCCATCCTGTGGATCGATGAAACCCATCTTCATCATATCCATGATAAGACTTTGCCTAGCCGACTTGCTCATAGGCAATGCAGAGCCACCTTCAACAACGATATCCGTATTTCCACGGAGATCGCTGCCAAGAAGTGTCAACACATCAAACGACTGGTTTTCACCAACGACTTTAATAGTACGCTGCGTGTCCCAAAACTGAACGGCATATGAAAGCGTCTGGAAGCCGAGCTTTTCTAACGATTCCTCAAGGCTATCAAATGCCGTTGCGCGCATTGAATCATCCTGCTCTTGCAGGAAGCTAATGGCCGTGGCCGCAGTAACGCCAGGTGGGACCTTCCCCTGAGAAATATCGTGCTGGCCAGAAACGTCCTGGAAGTCCTGCTTAATAACGTTCAGTTCATTAACCACATACTCCGGCAATGGAACTAGCGGAATCGGAGTAGGTGGCTGATATCCAGGATTGTACTCCACCACCAAACCGGGTTCAGTGGTAATCATTGCCGGATCGATGCTGCCCTTCATTGCAGCAAGCTGTGGCTTAGCCATCCGGTTTTTGGCTTCCATGATCTGGCCGCGCGTACGATTGTATTCGCGCTGAAGTGGCAGGAGGTCAGTGATAAGACCTTCACCGTAAAAGCGGCCAGTTTCAATGTAGTCATTTTTGCAGAAAGGATACTGCTTGTGGTCGTATGGCCAGCATTCCCAAGCCTGAATGATTTGGCCACCAACTACCGTTATCATTCCTCCGTCGGGGAGGAACTTTGAGTTTCCCGGCTTAACCCATATGTCGATGCAGAGTACCGAGCGCCTTTTGGAGTTCGACGCGCCGACAAGACTAAGGAAACTGTCCGAGATGATATCAGCCGTCGCTTGGGTGTCCGGGATAATGTTAACGTCACCGATAAGCGGACCATATTTAATCTTCGCTGTTTCCAGATTCATGGTGCTAAGGTGAATAACATATGGTTGGTCTTCGATGTCCATAGACATCAAGTCCGGAATTAGAATATGGAACGGAGTGAGGTAATTGAAGCAGAAGTCTCCCATTTGGTCGGAGTCTTCATCCACCGCTGTGGGATCCCATATGCTCTGGATGTAGCTTGTTCCACAAACAACGCTCCACCATGATGCTCTACGAATGATGGAACGCATTTTCTTTCGACGATATACAGATTCCCAAACCTGTTCCCCGGCCTCAGCCGCAAACAAATCTCTATCATCACTACTCGCTGGAATAATTGAAACTGAAGGCTTTGTCGAATTTAGAGTTGAAACTTCTTTGCGTACGGCTGGACGAATAAGGTTCGTGATAGGACGTGCGCGCCAATATGGAGCCGGTGGCACATATAGCCGAGTTCCAAGTCCATTACCACCCTGGCGGACTGGCATAGTAATTGCATTCTGCTGGCCAGCAAAGAACGCAAGCGACATATACCACTTACGTTCCTCTTTTACTCGCGCGCCACGGCATGCAGAATACTGACTCATAATCCAAGCTAGGTACTTGGCATGAGTTTCCTTATCCTGACGAATCTTTTTCAGCAGTCCAGTGGGCGGTTGGATTTGCCCAGTGATAGCATTGAACTGCTCGATATTAGAATCAGTCGGACGCGGAGGAATTGCTATCCCGTTCATTCATTGCTCACCCGCCCTCCTCCATGAAATTAATCTGGTTCTCCCCCATCATTTCACCGACGAACTGGTTGAATTCCGGGTCGGCTTCCGGACTGAAAAGCGCTTCTCCTAGGCCTGGATTTGCGCTGAAATTAACCGCACGAAGAAATTCGGAAACATCATCCCGAGCGATATACTCAGATTTCGTCGGCGATGTCACGGGGCTTTGCAGATTTGCGATTGTCACGTTTTGCATCGCCGTTAGTGTCGGCAGATCCTTCGACAATAGGATGTTCAGGAGAGTCTGATTTACTGTCCTCTCCGTTTTCAATAGGAGTCGATTCGCGTTGTCCTGTTGCTGAATCATCGCTTCCATCCACGATGTCTCGTGTCTCCGATTCTCCATTTCCTTTCGGGACACTTCCATCATCGAACGGAATAGGAGTAATGCCAGAAAAGCTACCACAGCGATGATTAGCAAGATCAGCAACAGTACTTCGAAGATGTTCATTTTCCGCCCTTAGGCTATT